TTATATTTTTTTAATATTTTTAATATCTTCATAGTACCCTTCAAATCGCTTTCTTTCCTCTATGTCTTTTATTTCTTTAAGTCTACCCTCTATAACTGTTTGCATAAGATATTTATTTCTTACTTTAGGTATTACATTTTTATATTCACAACTAATATAGCTACTATATCTAGCTTGAATTATTAAATATTCATGAGCTAATTCATACATTTTAAGATTACAGTATATGTTTATAAGGTAAAAATCAACATCTTTTTTTATTTCAAGTTCACTTTTGCCTGCTAATTTTCCTATTTCAAATACATTTTCTATATACTTAATCCAAAATTCATATCCTAGTTTAACTATAGCATCATTTTTTAACCATATATCACTTAAAAAGTTTTTCAAATCAGAATATATTAAACTTGACTTTGTTTTGTTTATTTGTTTATGTTTTTCTATTTCTATTTGCTTTTGGATTAACTCAGATTCTTTTTTAAATAGTTCATATTCCTTTTTTAGTAATTTATCTATAAGTTTATCGACTTTTTCAATACCATTAGCAAGATGATTTTCTGCTATATTTTCATCTTTACTTCCTTCTTTTTTTATAACATCCCCAAATTCCACTTTATTATCTAGGTAAAAATTTTCAGCTACATATCCTTCATAGGTTCTATTACTTTTAGAACGTGTAGCAAATTTCCAAATTCCATCTGCTTTTAAATTAAATGATATTTTATTATATGTATCTTTACTAATAAATACCTCACCTGATTTTGTTAAATCTGAATATTTACTTGCATGATTTGTAATTTTTCCAACCCATACTACATTTTTTTCATTTTCTTTTTCATCATCATTCTCAACGCCTCTCATACCTACTTGAGTAACTAAAACTTTACCATATGATATACCAATACCACATTCTATAATCTTCTTATTTATGTTTTTATATATATGTTTATTTAAACTGAAATCTAAAACAGTCTGCATACTCCTTGCACAATATATAGCTTTATCTACAGATGACACTGTCACATTTCCGTTTTCATCTTTTTCATCCATAAATACCCCCATTATTCTATCACCTAAAAACTGTCTTGTTACTCCTCCATTTTTCCTTACACATTCAACACACATTCTCATAAAACTTCTATATATTTTAACCATGCTTTTAGCATGGCTAGCATCTGATAAATCCGTTGACTTTCTTATATCTATAAATAATATGGCACAATTTATTGAATATGATTTATTACTATCGGATAATTGCTCTATAGTTGGTGGATTATTAAAATCTATTTCAATTTCTTCAACTGCCTTAGATGTAATGTCACTAAGCCTTTTATCTAAAGTTTCAAATTCTTGTTTTGTTAAACCTAAACTCATACTAGAATCTCCCTATTTACAATTTTCCTCATACCAATTATCCATTGCACAATTAATCCAATCGCACTCATATACTTTTTCTACTTTGTTATAACTTAATAATTTTTTATCTTCCTCTGTTAATTTTATGTAGACATCGCAACTTACCAAAATAACTTTATTATCATCTTTATTGGCTTTATTGCATAAATTTGATGCTGAATTAACTACATCTCCCATCCATATGACATCATTTATACCACTTCCTGAATAACCTGCTTGTATCATCAATGCCCTTCCATAATCTAATCCTATACCTACGCTAACTTCTACTATTCCTTTTTCTATTAACTTATAGTTTAATATTTTTATTAAGGAATTTATTTGTGCTGATGCGTTTGCCATGTTCTGTATTTGCTCTTTATATTGGCCTTCAAAAATTCCTGATACACAATCTCCTACTATATTAATTTCTTTACAATCTTCATAACTATTTAAAATTGACACTACTTCTGATATATAACTTCTATATAATTTTGCTAACTTAGGTCTTTTATGTTCATCTGTTAATGTTGATGATTGTCTTATGTCTATAAATATAGCTCCTACATTTACATAGTATCCATTTTCATATGTAAGTTTATCTCTATCAGGTATAATTTTACTTTCCTCATAATTAGAACTACTTGAATTTAATATCTTATCTATTCTTTCTGCACTTTTACTTACATCATATGATTTTAAGCTTGTTTTCATAATACTCCTCCTATAACCTCTTTTAATTACATTATATTACAAAATTTTCTATTGATAAAAGTACAATTTTATTAAATTCTAAATTATGGTAATATATAAGTATCATTTGAAATAGGAGGTTTTATCATGTATAGAATTTTTAATACTTTAGAAACTCAAGTTCCTTTAAATCCACAAGTTGAAGAACTTTACAACAAAGTAACTCAGTTATGCGAAGTTAACAATATAAGGTTTAGATTGAATAAAAAAATCTTTAGGGATAAAACTTTTGGAAGTACAGAATTACTAGGTAATTATCTATGTATAGACTTAGACCCTGACTTAGAATATTCTTCAAATAATAAAAAAGCTTTAGCTGTCTTTACACATGAGTTGGGTGAAGCTTTATATAGATTAAACAATATTCCTTTTACAATGATTGGCGATTGCTCTGGAAATGAATGTCTATTTAAAACATTATTAAAGGAAACTTTTGTACACAATTATATAAATTACTTAGTAAATAAACATAATCTTGAAAATATAATTGCTCCAATTAATCGAGAAAATAATACTTTAAAAAACAAATATAATAGTGAAGCACCTAAATACTTTAAAATAATATCTGCTTGTTGGGAGATAATAACACGTCCATATAACAATTGTAATAAAGAAAATGTAACTTATTATACGGAAGTTAAAAGTGAAATAGATAAAATTTTAAATATATTAGACAAAATAGATTATGAAAAAAATAACCATGATGCTATAAAGGCTAGTATTGAAAGTATTATTAATATACTTAATGATAATGGTCTGAAATATGAAATAGTTATAGATTATCCACTTACTTATGAAAGCTAATATATTCTTTAGTATGGCAATAAACATAAAGCATACATGTTTATTGCCACTTTTTCTATTCATTCAATATAATTTCTTTTAAATCTTCAATATCATCTTTCATATCTTTAACTATTTCAAAGTTTTTAGCTTGAGTAAGTATCACCTCTTGATTTTTCTCTATAGTACCTTGATACCTTAATTCCCTTTTACTATTTTCTGCCATTACATAGTATAATAAACAAGTGAATATAGCTCCAATGAAGCCATATTCACTTAGAATTTGTCTTAATATTTCATTCATTACTATCACCTACTTTATCTAATTTTACTTATTATATCTTCAACCAATTGCTCTTGAGCTTGCTTAATCATTTCTTCGATTTTTGGCATCAGAGATTGGTCTACACTACCTTCAACCTTAACTAAAGGTTGATTGAAATTAACTATAACTGGTTTACTTGAGTTACTAGAATTACTTCGAATTTTCCCATTGATAGCATCTGATGTAGTTAGGTTATTTCTATATCTAGAAGAATTAAAATCTAGCTTAGATAAATCTATACTTCTGCTACTAGTTCTATATTGTCCTATTCCAAGTTTGTCTAAAATACTGGACATATCCTTCATTGTATCTCTAGCTATATTTAAATTTTCTATTAGCTCTGATTTAATTAAAGCTCCTACAGAACTTAAACCATCTCCATATTCATCTATAAAGCCCAGCATTACATCTTTTAGGTTAGATACTTCTCCATTTATGTGTTCAAAAACTCCACTATCTAATGTTTGATTTATAAAACTTTGTAATTTCTTAGAGTCTAAAAGATTATCCATTTCTTCTTTAGCCTTATTAGCATCATCTGTTAACCTGTCTGATTCTTTATCAAACATATTGTTAACTTGTTCATCTATCTTATCTTGAACCATTTTAGAAAGTTTTTCTTGTTCATCAGCTAATTTATCCATTAATTCTTTAAGTTTCTTTTGTCCACTTAAAGAACTATCTCTTGATAATATGTCTATTTTATCTTGAAGCTCATTAATTGAATTTAATTGCTCCTCATAGCTTTTATTATAATCCGCTTCTTTTCTAGCATCATTATAAGCTTTCTTTTCCTTATTTAAAGAATCTATTCTATTCTTTAATTCTGAGTCAATTAATTTCTTTCTCTTCTCTACTTCTTTCCTTAAGATTTCTGTTATCTTTTCTTCAACAGCTTTTGTTATTTTTAACTGTTGCTCTAGATTTTTTTGAGTATCTTCATTTAATGTAAATCCTGTTGATGAAGATTTAAATGCAGAGATAGGGGAAGATTCTCCAAGAGTGGCAATACCATTTGAATTTAATCCATTAGATGCTGCTCCAAGAGTCATAGGTGGTGTATTGATACTTTTTAATACATTTGCTGATTGAGCATACTCACCAAGTGTTTTATTTCTAGTTACAGCTTTTTCATTTATAGTTCTATTAGTTTGTGTTCTTACAACACTTATAGATGCTCTAATAGGATTACTGTATGCACTTCTAACTCTGTTCCAGTCAGCTATAGCTCTATTAGCCATACTTGATGTAGAAGTTGTGACCCCTCTATACATATCTGATGCAGCTTGTTTTGCACTTTGAGCCATCTTTTGAGCTGACCTAGATACACCATTATACATATCACTTCCAGCTTTTCTAGCTATTTCTGCTAATTTTGTAAATGACTGTTTTGCTCCATTGTACATATTGGTTGCTTCTTGTTGTATACTTCTATTTGCTCTTTTAAAGTCTACATCTGTATTCTTAGCAACTAGTTCTGTACCCTTTTTAGCTTCATTAGCCATTTTATTAGTAGCATTTCCGACATCTAATGCACCTTTATCCATGTTAGCTTTTGCTTTATTGCTAGCATCTTTTGTATTTGCATTTACATTCTTAGATAAATCTTTTGTATTTAAATCACCTTTTGTCTTAGCATCTTTAGTAGCTTTGTCTACTTCTTTAGCTAAGTCTTTAGCATTTTTACTAGCCTTATCTTTTGCATCTTTAGTGTTAGTATCTACAGCTTTTGCTCCATCCTTAGTGTTACTATCCATATTCTTTTTCATGGTTTCCATAGCCGCAGTAACGTCTTTATTAAGTGTTTCTGTATTTAACTTTCCATTTGCTTGCATTAATTTAAGGTTTGTCATAACTTGAGCTGTTGCTTCATCTACATTCATTCCTTCTTTAATACCTTGGAACATCATTCTAGTAGTATCGTTCATAGCTTGAAGTGTAGATATTTGAGTTGAGTCCATAGTTGCCAATTGAGTTGCTACTGTAGATGCTGCTTGTTTATAATTGCCATCTACTATGGCTGGAACTTGACTCAATATAGAGTCCATAGTGGTAATACATCCATGTAACTGCTCATCAGTTGCATTACGCATTTGAGATAGACCTCTAGTTGTTGTTAGAGTTAACTTATCAGCAGCTTCTTCTTGTAATGCTATTGTTCTATTATTATAGTCATCCCATGCCTGCTTAACAGTTTGCCCTCCAACACCATCTATACAAGCTGCTATTAAATCCATACCTAATTGAGCTACATTTGCTAACTGAGAAAAAGTAGCAGTCCATACTCCTGATATAAACTCACAAACTCCTCCAACTATAACCCCAAGACTTCCAAATTTGTCTTGAAGCATTAAAAGTGTATCTGAACTATCTCCAACAGCTACAGCAAGTAATCCTAATGCAGCAATTACTGCTGGTAATGCAATAGAACTTAACGCTCCCATTGCTCCTGATAATAAGCCTGCTGTTGCACCCGTACCACTAAATGCAGTTGCAATTGTTCCAACAGCACTTATAGTACTACCAAATAAAATTAATAAAGGTGGTATTATTGCAGCTAGTCCAGCTATTGCTAATATTGCAGTTTGAGTTCCACTATCTAATCCAGCAAATTTTTCAGATAGATTAGCTACCCATTCTGCACAGCTTAAAATAGCAGGCATTAAGTTATTACCTATAGTTACCGCAGCATCAATCATCTTATTTTTCATAATTTCTAATTTAGAAGCATTTGTATTATATCTAGTTTCTGCTTCTTTAGTCAGTGCATTATTATCTTCCCATGCTCCTGTTCCTATTTGTAATGCTTCAGAGAATACTCCACTTGCACCTGCTGCTCTTAATAAAGAGTCTCTTAATCTAACCTCAGAGATACCCATATCATCTAAGATACCTATTGCACTTAGACCTCTTTCTTCAGCACTTCCTAAACCTTGTATAAAAGATAATATTGCACCTGCTGCATCAGTTTCAAAAGCCTTTTTAAAATCACTAGCACTCATACCAGCAACCTTAGCAAAATTATTTAGCTTGTCTCCACCCTTTTCAGCAGCTAATTGCATTTCTATCATTACTTTAGAGAAAGCACTACCTCCAGCTTCAGCCTCAATACCAACACTTGATAATGCTGCTGAGAAAGACATTATTTGTGCCTCTGTCATACCAACTTGACTACCAGCTCCAGCTAATCTTAGTCCCATCGAAACAATATCTGCTTCTGTTGTAGCCATATTATTACCTAATGCAACTACAGTACTACCTAATCTATCAAATTCACTTTGAGGCATACCAGTAATATTAGCTAATCTAGCTAAAGAAGATGCTGCTTCATCTGCACTTAAATTAGTAGTATCACCAAGCATTACCATTGTTTTGGTAAAGCTTAATATACTTTCCTTTTTAATACCTAATTGTCCCGCAGCTTCAGCTACCCCAGCTATTTCAGTTGCAGCAGTTGGCATCTGCTTAGATAAGTTTCTAATGCCATCTTCCATTTCCTTCATTTCAGAAGTTGTCATATCTACTGTTTTTACAACTCCTGTAAATGCAGATTCAAAATCTAAACTAGCTTTAGCAGATGCCACCCCAACTCCACCTATAGCTAATGTAACAGGCATTAAGTCTTGTCCTACACCCTTTATGTTTTGACCCATTGTTTTCATGTCATTTCCAACTCTGTTGAAAGGCATAGTTTTTAATTCATTGCTTAATCTATTTACATCTGCAACTGTGTTATTTAGTTCAGTTTGGTATTGATTTAATTCTGATGTACCTTTATTGATTTCTGATTCTACTTGATTATAGGAATCTTTTAATCTTAATAACTTTTGACTTAATTGTAATGCTTCAGAACTATTTGCTCCATAAGCACTTTTTGCTTGGTTTAACTCATTTTCTGTTTTATTAATCTCTTGTGCTAGTTGGCTATGTTCTACTTTAGCCTTATCTAATACAGTTCCTATTCTACTTATCTCAGATTCATAAGCTGAGACCTTTGCTTTAGAACTATCTAATTGAGAATTTAGCCTATTTATTTCATTATCTAGTTTTTGAAAATATGTTCCACTTTGAGCTAGTTCAGAACCTAATCTATTAAATTCAGATTCAGCTAAGTTAGCACTTTGTACTATTTTATCTAACTTACTATCTAGTGTTTCTGTTTTTTGACCTAATTGTTGAAACTCTGATTGTGCTTGATTTAACTCATTTGTTAACTTGGATATACTAGATTCTGTACTATTTATATCTGTAGATAATTTATTAAGCTTTTCACTATTCTTTTGAACTAGTTCTGATGTTTTATTCCACTCATCTGAACCTTTTTTGTTGGCTTGTTCTAATTCATTTAACTTTGATACTTGTTTCTGTATTGTATCTTCTAATTTAGAATAAGCTTGCTTTTGTTTTTCTAATTTAGTAGTATATAACTCAATTTGTTGTCCATTTTTTTGTATCTTAGCATCTAATCCAACAAATGATTTTTCAAATCCTTCTACACCTTTACTAGCAGATTTAAAATCTCTATCTAGATTTTTTATTTCTTTATTAATTGCCGACATCTGTTTAGCAAAAGACCCACTTTCTAATGCTAACTCGACAGATAACTTACTAATTACATCTGACATATAATCACCACTTTCTTTATTAAAAATTGATAAAAAAAATAGGAGGTACAACTCGGTTTGAGTTATACCTCCACTTTAATTTTTAGGATATATTTATCTTATTAACTTTTTATAATGCCCTTAAAATTGATTTTAAGAGGTCGTTTTTTCTATAAGTATTCAACATTATCTGTTTTTCTTTTCTTATCCTTAGGACTATTAAATTCTATATGCTTATCTACTTGAGCAAATAAATATCTTGGGGTAGTAGTATAAAAATCATCATTCCTTTTAAGAATTGTATACCAAAGATACTCTAAATAATCCCAGTCCCAATCTTCACTTTTTTTATTATGAGACTCTAAGCCTCTACTTGCTTTCCCTCTGCTTTAGGCATAGATATCTCAGCTAACTTTGCTATAAATGTAAATATATTTTCCATTTCCATGAAGTCCATTTTGTCTTCTATTGATTTTCTATTTAACTTAGAATGACATCTTAATATAGCTTGTACTGCTATTTCTAAAACTATATTTAAATCTTGTTGTGCAATAGCATTAAATATCTCTTGCATGTTCATTACTTGACCTTGTTTTCTTAATTCAGACTGAACATTTGCTAATGTTCTCATATCCATTTTCCCATTATATTTTTGACCTTTTAATTCTATTTCAACTATATTATTCATATGTCTTACCTACCTTTTCTTTTATAATCTTACTGAATCGAAGAATGTCCCATCTTCTTCATCTATATAGTAAATTTTATCTTCTAGCGACTCTATAAAAAAATCTATCTCTATATCTTGTTCTTTTATTGTTCCACCCTCTAAAGTTGTTGCTGATATAGGTATAGGTTTACAAGCTATGTTGTAAATACAATATCCTTTCCTCGTTCCATCTAGCTGTTCTTTACTAAACATTAATGCTAAATTAGGAGATTTATCTGTTGTTCTACATGTAACTTTATTGCCATTAACCTCACTACCAAATAGTAACGCATACTCTTCTTTTGATAATCCAATTAAGCTTATAGTACCTTCTCCACCCTTAAACTCTGAAAATCTTATAGTTCTGTTACCTACTTTTCCTTCTGTATAGCTATAGTTTAAAGATGCTTCAACACTTTTTGCACCTTCAAGTTTTATAGGAGATTCATATGTATTTCCAATTTTTCTAGCTACATGTATATCACTAAATCCATACATTATTTTTTGATTTAAGCTCATATAAATCACTCTCTTTCTTTGTGCAAATGTAGGGAATTGAACCCTCTATACCTTGCATTTGCATATTAAAAGAGATAGAAATTAATCTATCTCTTTTTGTTTTCTATTTAGATTTTAAAGATAATCCTGCTGAAGGATTAACAGGTACAGTATTGAAAAATTCTCCTGTTACCTTATCTACATAGTATATCTTTCTATCATCTGTTTCACCTATCGTAAATTCTAGTTCTATAGGCTCTTCCTCAACCTTACCTTCTTCCATAGTTGTAGCAGCTATAGAGCTTGGTTTAAACTTAACATTATATAAACAGTATCCTGTTTTAGTTCCATCCAATTTCTCTCTACTAAACATTAAAGCAACAGTTGGTGCAACATCATTAGATTTAACTATATATCCATCTTTTCCTATTTTGGTATGTCCAAATAATAGATTGTATTCATCACTAGTTAAAGATAATATATTTAATTTACCTTCACCACCTGCGAAACCTCCAACTCTAGCTACTTCTCTATTATCTGCATAGAAAGGTGTATGTTCAAACTTTAATTCAGCTTCAACACTTTTTGCACCTTCTATTGCAACTGGAGTAGCATAAGAACCATCTGTCAATTTTGCTACATGTATATCACTAAAACCATACATAATTTTTGCTTCTAAACTCATATAATCACCTATTCTTTCTTAATTTTTTGTATTAAAAAAGACCCTCTCAATGAGTGCCTTAGTTTTTAAATTTTTTATATATAAAATCTAGATTTTTGCCGTAATACTGACCATCTTTTAGGTCTTTACATCCATCAAATCTAAATTTATGTTCTTTTAATATCCTTTTTATTTCTTTATATAAAGCTATATCACTTGGGTTTGAGTACCAATAATTTAAAGCTATATAGTAAGTTTCAGATAAGTTTCTGTTGTCAAATTTATCGGTATCTTTTTCATTATATATATTGAAAATAATATACTTATCTGCTTGTTTTCCTGTTTCCATATAATAAACAGGTACATTTAAAGGTTTTAAGATATCAATTATCCTTTTATTTATCATCTTATCACCTACTTTAACTCTTCCCTTAAAACTTCTTTAATTTTGTCATTAGCATTAGAAACAGAATTTTGGAATCCTCTTTTCATAAATTTTTTGGCTGGCATTACACTTGTACCATTCTCTTGATAATAGAAATATCTAGTAACCTCTGAATCTGCATTTATATTACCAATTTCAATCTTTCTAGAAGTACCTGAACCTTTAATACCACCTTTTTCTATACTAGCTTTTAATTTTCCCGTCTCACCTACTGGTGCTATGGATTTAATTTCTTCTTTAACTATATCTCCAGCTTTATCAAGAGCTTTATCTGCTATACTCCTTTGAGCCTTCTTTTCTAACTCTTGGAATTTATTCATAAGTACATCCATTCCATTGCATTTTAAAGCCATCAGTCAATTACCTCACATGTTAACTGTACAAATTGTCTATTTTCTAAGATATGTACATGCCTTATGTTATATCTTTTTTTATTGTACATTAGAAATTTATCTGAATCTAAATATTGTCTATTTCTGCATATAACATGTATGGTTAACTTGGTCGTAGTTTTATCTGCACTCATAAACTCTTTTGTTCCTTGCGTTTTAACTTTTGCTCTTAGTGTGCTGATAGTTTTATACTCTTGTATTTCAAATCCATTTTCATCGACATTTGTCGTAAAGTCTTGTATATCTATAACATCTCTTAATTCTCCTATGTCTATCATATATACACCTCTACAACCAATTGACCTTATGCATATCTAGTATAGATTTAAGCATAAAGTTGATTCTATTGTTATCATAGCCAAAGCTTGCACTTCTTCTAGAGTAGAAATCAGAAATAAGTAATAAAATAGCAATTAAAATGCTATCTTTAGATATAACTGTTTTTTTATCTAATCCTGTATATGTGCAAACGTAGTCTACAGCTACATTTATACATGTTTGGATTAATATATCATCATCTTTAAAATTAGGCTCTATGTTTAAGTATTTCTTTGCAAATTCTACACTTATACTTTCAAAGTCAGAGTTACAGTTTAGACAAAAAGTTTGAGTTGATGTATTTGATGTAATTACTTCATTGCTACTACAAACTGAACATTTATCCTTTTGGTACACGTTTTTCATTACTCTTCATCCTTCTTTCTTCTGCCTCTCTTTTTGGGCTCAGTCTTTGTAAGGTTACTTTCTACCTTAACTTCTTCTTTTTCAGCTTTTATTTCTATTGCTAGTCCAGCGTTTACCCATATATCTGCTAATTTCTTATCAACTTTAACTAATTTATCAACCTGATAAGCCCCTGAAGTATGAGCAAAGTTTTGTAATATCTTTATTTCCTGCATGTTTTCCACCTCCAACACATCTTTTAGAGATGTTCTTATTTAAATTCCACATTAATTGAAACATAGATTTAATCAACCTATGCTTCAATTAATATATCTAAATTATTCTGTTACTAAGTAAGCTACTGCTTTACCTATAGCTTGTTTAACGTCTATTACAGTAGTAGTTCTAAATCCGATACCACCAGTAGCAAAATAAGCATCTTCTGATTTTTTGATTTGAGCATTATCTCCAGCTCCTACAACCATAGCTTGTGTCATATCTGCAAAATACATCTTAGTTGCATCTTCAGATACTACTATAGGTCTACCATATAGTGTAAATGCAAACTCTTGAGTTAAATCTTGATGAACTATAGGTCTTCCTTGATTATCAGTTAGAGTCATTAGTAATTGTAAATCTGCATCATTACAAACCCATATAGCATTTTTTCTAAATTTAGATTCTAAAGCAAAGTATAATTTATTTACATCTCCTAATGCTAATGTAGATGCTCCACCAGCTCTTACAACTTTTTTAGCACCTTGAGAATCTGCTACTTTTTCTAAACCAAAGCAAGTATCATCACCTTTTATAACTAATTCTGCTATAGTATTATCTATTGCCTCTCTAGCTTCTTGAACTATTATACCTTCAACATCATAGGCTTCTGTTTCCATTAATTCTTCTGATACAATTGTTATAGCTGAATATTTTAACGGTCTTAAGTCTACAGTTTCAAATGTAGTATCTTTCTTTTCTATTTCAGCTAATTCAGCAGCTTTAACTAATTTACCCATCTTACTTTTTTGAACTGGTACTATAGATTTTCCATTAACTCTTTCAATTCTTAAATGCCCTAATATAGGATTTTCTTGTGCTTTTTCTATTACAGCTTGACCATTAGAAACTTTTTCTAATTTAGCATTGGTAGTTGTCATTTGATTCTTGAAATCTACTCTTACTTCTTGACCATTCATTAATTTGTTTTTAAATTCCATATTTTCAATACCATCCTTTTCTACTTTTTCTACTTTGTTATCAACTTTAGAAACATCTTCTATCTTTTCTAAAGCAACTATCTTGTCTTGTACTTCTTTCAGTTCTTGTTCTTTGGATTCAAAAGCAGCTTTATCAAACATTTCTTCATTTTCTGTAAGTGCTTTCATATCTGCTACTAAAGAGTTTTTTAACTCTTGTAACTCTTTTATTTTCATAAAAATTCACTACCTTTCTAAATTTGAGCATAAAAAAATAACACTCAAACAGTGCTATTACATTTCATACATCTTTACTTTTGCTTTATAGTAATCTACATTATAATTGGTTAGTATAATTGGTTGTTCATTGTTGTTTTTAGCTTCTTCAACGTCAACCTTTTTATCTAAAATATCAGGTATATTCTTACAATTTTTATTAAGATACTCTGATTCTACTTTAGCTATTGCTTGATTCTCTTCAGCTAACTCTATGTTGAAGTATTTTCTAGCTTCTTCACCATTTAGCCAAGTTTCTGCATTTACCATCTCTTTTATAGTTTCTATGTCTATACCTTCTAATAAGTTTTCTTGATAGACATTTATAATTGCTTGTTCTATATTATCTAGCAAATCTGCTTGTTCTCTTAAATCATTAGCATTACCAACTACTCCAACCAAAGGTTTATGTATCATGATAAAAGAGTTTTTAGGAACTACTATTCTATCACCAGCCATAGCTATGACTGAGGCTATTGAACCTGCTAAACCATCAACATATACTGTTTTAGCACCATTGTGCCTTTTTAACATATTGTATATTGCAATTCCTGCGAATACTGAACCTCCACCTGAATTTAAATAGATGTTTAAATCTTTATTTTCATGTTCCTTCAAGAAATCTCTAACTTTTTCAGGATACTGGTCTGTATCATCCCAAGCTCCATACCAATTGCTTACTATATCTCCATAGAAAAATAAGTCGGCACTTGTTTCAGTAGCATTTTTAATCTGTAAAAAATCTGTTAGGTTATCTTTCCTCATAACTTAATCACCACCTTTCAATTTGTTATCTACACTAGATGTACTAATAACATTTATATTTCCATTTTTCATATATCCCATGTTGACTGGAACAAGAAGAATGTCACTACCTTCTATATAAGGTAAATTAAGTTTTCTTCTAGCTTCTGCTAAAGTCATTAAGCCACCTTTTACTGCTTTGTCTAAATACTCAATTTGTTCTTTTGGGCTAGCTTTTAATAATTCATCTGTTTTAAACTCAAAGAAATATCCTTCTCTTTTCTCAGCTTCTGTAAGTAAAAGCTTATTAAAGTTCTCTTCTATTAATCTTATATAAGGGTTTAATGTCTGCTTTAGAAATCTTAATGCTTCTTCTTGAGAGTTATTGTAACTACTAGCGCTGTCAACCAAATAGCTAAATGGTATATTAAGTAATAGAGCTATTTGCTTTATAGTAAATTCTCTACTCTTAATTAACTCTATATCTGAAGGCTTTAGATTAAGTTGATGATACATCAATCCTTCTTCCAGCACTGGAGTAGCATTTTTATCTGACCCAGTATAAAACTTCTTCCAAGACTCTTTTAAGTTCTCTTTTGCTTCCCTTGATAACTTATCTGCTGATGCCAAAAAACCTTTTAGATTAACACCTTCAAGTGAACTAAATGTAAACTTACTTTCTGCTTTAGCTATATTTATCAGCTCTTGTCCAGTTTCTAATATTCCTCTACCATATGGTGAGCCGCTATCTTCATTGTCTTTAATTAAATTAATAACTTCATGATTTTTAGCTACTACTTTATCACCTTTTGCATCAGTAAAAGTATATTGATATCCAAAAGAACCATCTCCATATACAACTCTATCTATAGATATTGTAGAATTATCTATATACTCTAAAGCTATTATTTTACCCATTCTGTCTTTTTTTATATAGATAAAACTATTACCTTTTAATATTAAGTTTTTTATTATATTAAATTTTAAGTTCATTGCAACTGTAGTGTCACTTGGCGATGCATTAAGCAAGTGATTTCTATCATCATCTACTTTTATTCTTTCTCCACTTTTGTCTCTTTTATAAAGATAAATTGGTAATGTACTTATAGAGTTTCCTATTAGATTTATCCCCGAATTTAAGGCTATTATCTTCTTGGCTGTATTTTCATTTACTTTAGAGAATTTAACAGTATCAGAATTTGCAACAGTATTATTAGTTAAATCTATCTCTACTGTATTATCATTTTCTTCTTTAAACCATGTTCTAAACATACCCATAATATCACCACCTTTCTAAATGAATGTAATCCCTTCTGTCTCATATCTAGATGTTTCTTCTATTTGTTCTATTAAAGCAAAACTGTTAAGTAAGCTTGCTAGTAAGTCTATTTTTCCTCTAGATTTTTTCTTACTAACTTTCAGTTTTCCTTGGGGGTTCATTTCTTCTCTAGCATTTGCAACATTTAGTACGAATAAATCATTCTTAACATAAGCAAATTCTTTGTCTAAAACTACTTCTTTCATCTTTTTGATAGATAAATGTAACCAATATCCTTGCCCAACTTCAACACAATTAAAATCATGGTCTTCTAGCTTAGAAACTGTAGATAGAGCTTCATATTTATCATATCCAATCATTTTAACTCTACATCCTAACTTTTCTTCAATTGTCATTATAAAATCTTCTATAAAACTATAAGAAATTTTTCTATCTCCACATGAAAAACACCATCCACGTCTTATATACTCACCATATGGGACTTTCTCTTCACTACTTTTAATTTCCACTTTTGAAGTTGGTATAAATCCCCAAGATTGAGCTATATATTTCTCTAAATTATAATCATATGTAAGTATTGAAACTGCTGTATTGTCAAAGCTCATAGACAAGTCAAATGATAGTACAACATCTTTGTTAGACCAATCATATGATTCTATTTCACATTTTTTTAAATCTTTAACATCCATAAATGCTTGCTCAGGTGTTGAATCTAACCATTGGTTTAAATTCTTTGTTCTAAATGCAACTGCTTTAGAAGGCATCTCTATAGCCATCTTACATTCACTCTCTAAAAAATCCATTCCTAACTTTGAATTGGCTTGAAGAGGATTGGATTTAATCCAGTTTCTTTTATCTGTCCATATGTCTTCTTCATCTAATTCATAACACATTAAAAAGAACTTATCATCTTCGATAAGCTCATCTAATACTTTTTTACCGTATTCTATTTGTTCTCGCATTGGATTGTTGGCGTATGGATAGCCTGTTGAAATTGTAAAAATTAATCTATTAACTACAGATAACATTGATGTTTGTAATGATTGATATATAGAATCATCTCTAGCTGCTCCATACTCATCTACACAACCTACTGAAACTAGCATACCATCAGTATTTCTAGCTTCTGCTGCTATAGGGAATAATACATTATGATTTAACTTACATTCTATTCTATCTCTAAGTATCTTGAAATGTTTGCTTAAAGCTGGAGATACTTCTAATGTCTTCTTTATCTCATTAAAAAGTATCCTAGCTTGTTCTCTAGTATTTGCACTTGCTACTAGTTGTGCATAGTTTGGTTCAAATAGTAATGCTAATAACATAAACATTGATACTAACCATGTTTTAGCATTTTTTCTAGCTATAAATACACATGCTTTTTCATATCTGCGTTTTTCAGGATTATCTCTATGAAATATACAATATAAATTAATCAATATAAACCACTGAAATCCTTGTATATGATTGTAACAGTCTTGTCCTGCAAATTCACCTGTTGAAAACTTGGTCAGTTTAACTATACTATCTATCTTTTTAACTATTTCATAATTTATAAAGTATTTTTTATAATACTTACTATCTTTATTTTCAATCATATCTAAGAAGTGTTTACAAGCTTTTATAATGTACTTTCCAGCTAATATATCACCACTTGCTACATCTTGAGCATATCTATAAGCTTTATAGTAACTTGGTAAAGTTTGCATTATAACACCTCCTATTTATTTTTTATCACCAATACCTACTAGGTATTTTTATTTAATATAGATAACAATGGGTCACTTTGTTCTTCCATTTTCTTTTCTTGATTTTTTAATATTTGAACTCTGTTCTTAGCTCCAAGACCTACTGTTGCACATAACGTATTGTAAGAACTTAGCAATCTTTGATAACTATTAAGTATCTTACTTCTATCTGCTATGTTTACATCCTCATTTAAAAGGTCTAGTTGTATTCTCTCCAACATAAGTTCAGTAGATATTAAATTTCCTAGCACCCCTAAATCCAAGTCTGATAAGAGACCTGAAGTCGATAATAATTCTGTATAGAACTTATACTTCTTTTTCCAATCCTTGTCCTTTACTTTTAAATGAGGGGTTTTTAAGCTTAAATTATTTTTATTGAACTCTTGAAGTTTTTGAGTTATTTCATAATTTTCAGAGCTTCTTCTTGCATACATGTTGTTCATTTTATCACCACTTTATTTTTCAAATTTTTATTTAAATTTATTTAAATCCTCATAATCAATTTTTTCTCTATAGATATCCTCAATATTAAGAAGTTGCCATTCCTCTGTTTGTCCAAGATTAGTTACTTTTGAGATAACAGTAGCAAATATAATATTTCCTTCTTCAATTTTTTTAGATTTAATTAAATCTGTTTGAGGTAACGTTAAATCTACAACTATAGACATAGGTATAGATTTGTTCATATCTACTAGAGTCATTTCCTTAAATCCCTCGGTATTAATGTCTATTTCTAGAACATAATAATTTGATGTAAAAGTTAATACAGATTTTTTAGGTGATATTTGCAAATCTATATCTTTAAATTTTTTTTGAAAATTTCTATTTCTAAATTTAAAATCATTAAAAGACATTGTAGGCGAATTTAAATATTCCTCCTGAATTTTTTCCATACTTTTTGCATCCTTCTCAGTTACCAGTTCAAGACAAGATTTGTACATTTGTATCATTTCTAATGAATTTTTTTTCAATTGATTACTATTCAGTTGTTTAAAACTTGTATTATAATGCATACAATCATTTCTAATTTTTCTAATCTTATGTAATAAATCTTTTATTTCTTTACTAATTACAGATTTATGTTCTAATTTGTTTATTCTACTACATTGATTTTCGACTTCTTTTATATTATTTTTGTTTGCAAGATACTTACAATACTCCTCGCAGGCAATTCCAATAATAGCTATCGCTCCTGTATAGTATCCAAAATAATATAAATTTTCTGCTTCTTTCAATAAATATATAAATTTTTCATTAACAGAAATAACACCTATATCATCTATTTCATACCAACGTTCCACAATTTGCTCAATATCATTAGTTATTCTTTCTTGTATAATTGAAGATAAATATTTCTTATCTCTACTTATATATTCTTCTCTCTCTTCTGTCGTCTTTTCAGAATAATCATTTTTGATAAAGTCTATATACATAATATACAAAACACCCCTTTACTAATTATTGTGTTAAATATATTGTACTAAATTATGGATATTTTGTGAATAATGTTATATCTTGTCGCCTTTTATATGATTCAAATTGGTAAAAAAGTTTGAAAAGTCACATCGTGTGAAAGCGAACCCCCACCCTGTCTGTTTGTCCTCCCAACTTTACATGTTCAAAGGGCATATCCCTTCTTACACACCTAACCTTATTATTCATATCAATTTTAATATCCAAAATAATAAAGTTATGTAAACTTACTTCAATGACAAATTAAAGCCTACCAATTCAAAATCTATACTACTGTTTACTAATTTCATCTCTTACATATTGCAGTATCTCTCTTTTACTCATACCTTCAATATCTCTATGATGTTCCCTACATACAACTAATAGATTATTTTTATCATACATTTTTTCTTTATTATCTTTTACTTTCTCTATATGATGTACTTGTATGTCTGTATAGTTCAACTTCCCTAACTCTCTACACACTTCGCACATATAGTTTGATTCCTTCAATACTTCTTCTCTTACTTTCTTCCATATTGAAGTATTATAACAATCATTATATACTTTATATCTTTCATCTTTTCTTCTAGCTTGCTGTAGCATCCTCTTATGTTTCTTCTTCGCACTACACTCATAGTATCTATCATGTATCTTTAAGCAGTGCTGACACTTAACCTTAGACATGCAATCAACTCCTACTGCGTATTTACTTCTGTATATAGCTCTAACATTAACTCTAACTCTTGGAGACATAACTTATACATATCTTCTATATCTAAGCTCTTCTTATCTGTTAGACTGAAGTACATCAGATGTACTAATGCTCTTAAGTCTTGTCTATTAAGCTTATCGTTAAGTTCAATCATATTAATATCTAAACTCTCACATACATTTATAAAAACTTCTACATCTGCTTTTTTAAAACTGTATATACTATCTCTTAAAATAAATGCTGTATTCATACTATCGTTCCTCTCTCTTCTATAAAAACTATACCCCTAATAAAAATCGCTATGTATCTAAATCTAACAACATATCATATACATCTACATCTTTTATAACTCTTAATAGAAAAACTATAATAATATCTAAATCTTCTTCTTTAAAAGAAATATTTTCTTTCTCCATCTCTTCTAATAGAAGAGACTTTAATTCAATATTTGCTTTGTTTATATTCATTTTTAAATCCTTTCTTCTTCTCTTCTATAATAATTAATCTCTAATCTACTTTTTGCTGTACTTAATAATCATTAGTAAAATATCAGGAAGAAACAAAATGAAAAGTATTATGCTATGGCTGTCATATAAATTCAATTAAGTACAACAAAAAATAGACTACAAATTATTGTAGTCTATTTATATAAAATCGAAGGAATATATGAGTCTTTGATAACTCATATACATATACTCTAATCTATTTTCTTTTTGTATTTAATTGTCGCTTATTTGAAACTATAATCTCTTTAAGCTTTTCGGGATTTAATTTAATTTTGTTAGTATTTATTGCACTGCTATGCAACATCTCATGACAATTTCCACATACTAAAATTATATTCTCCGCAATGTCAAGTCCACCACATTTTAATGGGATTTTATGGTGAGCTATAATATAGTCTTTACCTATACTCCCATATGCTTCTTCGAAATCGAATCCACATATTTCACAATAATGTCTACCATTCTTCTCTTTAAAGCATTTTTTTACTTGTTTTATTAGAGTTGTATTTCTTTTGTTATATTTTTTATTTTTAACTTCTGGCTCTAACTTCAAAGGTTTTTCTCTCTTCTTGCAATAATTTCTATTACATCTCACTTTATTTTCTATAAAATCCAATTCTGTAGTTTTTATAGTGCCCCCACAATTATTATGTCTAATATGTAAATAATCTTTACCAATCCAATCTAAATAATATTCTTTATTAGTTTCTTTTTCTATAATCTCATTTATCTGTTCAAATCTATCTAATCTACACCTAGTGATTTCTTTTTCTAGTTTTTCCCTCATCTTGCTGCCTTCTTTATAGTAACAAGCACATTTTGTTTTACCTTTATTAAAGTTAACAGCCCTACTTATACATCTATATCTTCCACATTTATGTTTTACTATCACAGCTCGATGAGATTCTTCATATCTAATTAATTTCCATTCTCCTTTTCCATAGATACTGTCAATTCTCTGTTGTTCCCATTGCATTAATATTATCACCTCTTATTTAAGATTCGCTCTAGTCTTATTAATATGTATCTATTTAGTTTCTTTATAAATTATTGTTTGAGTACCCTCTCCTTTATTCTTGTTGCAAAATTGTACGCAACCCTCTATATAGAGCATTGCGTGAGTTTTTGCAACAAATTTTATAAATTATTTTTTGTTTTTAAAAATTTTTTTATACAAGAAAATAAGCATGATAATAGGGATTATAAAAATATGATATCCAAAAATGGTGTTTTAATTACGGTGTAGTAATAATGTAGGGGTTAAAATAGAATTAATACTACTAAAAATTTTTTATCCCTATAAAAATAAGGGTTCTATAACTATTTTTAATTTGATATGCATAAAAATGATGTACCCACCTCGTACTTATATATGTATAGGTTAAGACATAGTCAGTTTACTTTTCAAAAAGTTATAAAAAATTTTTAAGAATATCCCAAAAACTACGACCTTATGTCGTAGTATAATAATGTAGATATAAATTATTAGAAAAAAGTTATAAAATTTTTTCTCAAAAAGTCCAAAAATGGTGTTTTCGTGTCGTAGTATAATAATGTAGGGGTTAAGACATAATTAGTAGTAAATTTTTTAAACTTTTTATGATAATTGGTCAAAAACTACGACCTAATTACGGTGTAGTAATAATGTAAGAAGAAATTAAAACTAAAATTAATAAGAGTAAATATTCTAAGATACCTTGATGGTGTCTTTTTTTATTACTTAAATTTTTTAATCATAAATAACACATTTAGTGTTTAACAAAAAGGTGGTGATTGAATGAATATATTACAACAAGCTAGGAAAAGGCAATGTCTAACTCAGTTGCAAATAGCACAAAGATTAAATTTAAGTTTAAGAGCTATTGCCTCGTATGAACAAGAAACAAGACTTATAAGAGCTTGTGATTTACTTAAAGTAGCAAAAGCATATAGTCTAACAAATAATGAAATATTAAAGTATTTAGAGCAAGTAGCTAGATAATAGAGATTGAATTAACTAGACAAAATTAACAGTCTAAAAGACTTAAAACAGGAGGAATAATAATGAAAAAAACGCAGGTTATATTTAATATGTATCAAGCAAATCAACTGATTTTAAATGGTATAAATCCAATTGGCGTAAATGTTCATAAAGAAACTAAAAAAGTATATTTAACATTCGAGAATACAGAAGAACTGTGGGCTGTAATTGATAGAGATAAAAACTCTAAAATAATAGATAAAAATAGATAAAAAATAATTGAACTAATTTTTTAGATTTATTATATATAAAAATCTAAAAAAAAGGTTCAGTTTAAACTTGGTGAAAAGGATGGTAATAAATATGAAAAGAGTAACAGAAGTAATAACTATTAACGAAATTAAAAGTTGGAAAGAAAAAGATATTATAACAATATCTGCTGGAACTGGTGCAGGTAAAAGTTATTTTGTAAAAAATGTACTTTATGCATATGCAAAGGCAAAAGGTGAAAAAATTTTGATGCTAATTCATAGAGCAAACTGTGTCAATCAATTCCAAAAAGAGCTTGAAAAAGATGATAAAACAGATGTAATAGATGTTTTCACGTACCAAAAAATAGAGTGGGAAAATAGAAAACAAGCTGAAAACGATTTGTCTCAATACAAGTATATAGTTTGTGATGAATTTCACTATTTTATGTCAGATGCATCTTTTAATAAAACTACTGACATAAGTCTAAAAACTATATTAGAATCTAAAAATTCAGTAAAAATATTTACAAGTGCTACAGGTGGTTATGTTAGAGACTATATAAAGCATCATAAAAAACTTAATACTCTAGATTTCAATATAGATATAGATTTTAATTTTATAAAAAAAATAAGATTTTTCTCTGAGGATGAAGTAATAACTAGACTTGCAGAAGAGATTGTTTCTAAAAATCGAAAAGCTATATTTTTTATACAATCTGCTGAAAAAGCATATAAGTTACACAAACATTTTAAAAGTAATTCTATTTTCAATTGCAGTAAATCTAATCAAGATTTTTATAAATATGTTAATGAAGATGTTATAAACAATATGTTGCAAAATGAAAGATTTGATTCAAATATATTATTTACTACTCTCTGCATGGATGCAGGTGTAAACATAATTGATGATGACTTAAAATATATACTATGTGATGTAGAAGATACCGAGACATTAATACAATGCATAGGTAGAAAAAGGCTAAAAAATAAAAAAGATTATATTGAATTAGCTGTAAAAGCTATAAATAATAATAGGCTCGGTGGGTTAATTACTCAAGCTAAAAAAAGATTGCTAAAAGCTGATTACTTATTAGAACATGGGGAAATCGAATACGTAAGAGAATATGGTAGAGACTCAGATTTAAATTATGTAGTTTATGATAAAATATCGGACAAACCATTTGGTGGAACTGAAAAAGTTGTAAATGAATTAACCTATTTTAAATCAATACAAGATATTAATAAGTATAGTTCTATGCTAAATGATAGTTATGAAATATATTTATTAAATAAATTAAATCTTCCCCGTTATAAAATGAGGAAACTTAGTATATTACAAAATGAAGAAAAAGATATGCTTTATTCTTATCTAACTTCTATTATAAACAAAAGATTATATAAAAATGAAAAAAAAGAACTTATTGAAACCCTGTCATTAAGAGATTCTAATAGAAATTTGCAAAAAAGTATTAAAGTATTAGATTCTTATTTACAAGAAAATTATAATTTAACTTTAATAAATGGAAAAAGAGATAATAGAAGAAAACTTGAAAATGGAGAAAATAACCCGAACTTTCAGAAGTCTTATTGGTATATAAAAAATTTATCACTTAATTAATTTGTTGCAGAATTGTACGCAACCCTCTATATAGAGCATTGCGTGAGTTTTTGCAACAGAAAAAATAAAAATAATTTCTAAAATTTGTTTCAAAAAGGAAACGCATACTAGTATACCCATATAAGAAAATTTTTTTAAATGGGAGGTTGTAATCAATGAATTTACAATTATTAGAAGAAAAGATTAAAGTAAGTTTATACACTACAGAAGAACTTGCAAGTATGTTGGATATATCTCGAACAATGTTGTGGCGATACAGGACAGGTCAAGCAAAAATGAGTTTTGACACTGCTGTACAAATAGCTACTCTATTAGAAATAGATATACAAGAATTAATCAAATAAAATAACTGGAGGAAATTAAGATGTTAAAACATGAGAAATTAGAAAAAGAAATTATATCTCTAAGAGCTGATATCACCAAGAGGGACAAGATGTATCAAATGATATTGGATATAACAGAAAATGATTTAGATAACATGGATTTATGCAGAAAATTAATAAAAGGGAAAGATGTTAACAAAATGAGTTCAGTTAAACAATCTCAACTATTAACTAAGATAAAAAATATATTTGGAAGACATTCAGCAAATTGTGATGGAGACTCTACTCTACTTGCTTGGTCTAAATATATACAAGATTAATAAAACCTAATAATTAATAATAAATAAAAATCGGAGGAAAAAAATGAAAAAAACTAATAATGAAAAAGTAACCACCACAAAGGGCTTAAATAGCCAACATACGGAAAGCGTTTACAGTAAGAAAGTTAGCGAAATTAAAGGATTAGAAAAATTCGATAATTATATTATATATTCAGATGGTCGTTTATTTAACACTAAAACAAATAGGTTTTTAAAAGGTTCTAAGACAGAATATATAGACTACTCATTGTCAAATGGTCTTCATAAAAAATACATATCTGCACACAGATTAGTAGCATTAGCTTTTGTAGATGGCTATTTTGAAGGTGCTGAGGTTGACCATATTGAGCCATATCGTATTAGTAAAAACAATAACTACACGAATTTAAGATGGGTTTCTAAAGAAGAAAACAGAAAAAAATCTTTGCGTCCGAAAACCACAAAAAGACGTTTCATTATAGCTGAAAAAATAAACGCTAAAGAAACACCTAAGTTATTCACTTCTATCGCTTCTGCTGCTAAGGAACTAAATATATCCAAATCAGGAGTATACAAATGCTGCTATGGAATTAGACACACTTCAGGCGGCTATAAGTTCACATTTGCCGAAAGATAGAAATTTATTAAATTGGATTTGTAGATTAAGTTTGCCGACTCTCCTCTACGCTTCCAATTTTAAGACAATCAATACAAAAAGTCAATATTTATTTTTTAATTGGAGGAAAAAGAAACAATGAACAAAAGAATAAAGTTAGAAAAAATACAAGAGTTAAACTCTTTTACAGATATTATAGAATATTTAATAGTAAATAGCTATGAGATTAAAGAAGATAATCAACATGAAAAAAGCTACTGTACAAAAAATTGGCAGAAAGCACATGGTTGCTACTTAGTAGCTAAAAAGGTTAAAGACAAAAAAACAGATTTAGATACTCTATTCATTTCAGCAGAAAAGAAAGCTAGAACTATATTCTCTAGAGAACTACAAGCTAACAATGACAGAGAAGAATACAATGATAGAGCTAGATGTGCTGTTATAGATATATTACACGATATCTACTCTAACAAGCATAGCAAGTATCATATCAACAATATAGAAGATTTTAAATCTTTATTTAAAGATAAAGAAAGTGTCAATAAGTTAGTAGCATCTGTTCTAGCTACATTAAATAATAAGTATATTAGTCAACTTAGAGATGGTAAAACAACTAATGTAGTATATAAAAGAGTATACAATGAAGATGGTACATATACAGATGTATATGAAACAGTTAACTTAACTACTTATGATGCTCCTGTCACCACCAGCGATAATAAGGAGATGACAGCTCTGGAATATGCTCAAATGAAAGCTATACAGTCAGAAAACTTAGATGAAATTAGGAGGTACACCACCTGTCTTTCAATTGATGAACCTAATGAAAGAACAGATGGTATAACAAAGTATTTATCTAAAAACATATACAAGCTTACTAGTAAACAACAAGAGTTTATTAATCAGTATAGCAGCCTTGGATTATCTGAAGAAAGCCTAAAATATGTTCTAGAACATTCTGATAGCAAATCTATCAAAAAACAAATCTATACTCAATCTTCTAAAAAGAAATATAGAGATAGTATTCAAAAAAATTTTATTAAAAAATTGCAAGATGATGAGAATTTAGATATTAAATTAGATGAAAAAGGAAATTTAATATCTATCAGAAAGAAATTCAAAGAAAAACATAATGCTATAAGCTGTATATTAGCTTGCCCAGATAACAAAAGTAAGTTAGATAAATTAGTATATTACTTATCTAAAAACGACTATACATCTAATCTATTAAGCGATATTCTCTACTCTCTTCCACTTGATGTTTACAGACCAATAGTTGCTTACATGAACTCTAATGAAATTAGTAATAAATATCTATATGTAACATTTAAAGAAGTTCTAAGAGCATTAGAGATAGCTGGAGGTATTAACTAATGATATTACTTATAGAAGAAATTAAAAACTATTTTGACATAGATGTTGAAGATACAGCTCTAAAAGTAGAAAAACTAATAGAACTTGCTGAAACACCTTTAGCCTCATACTTTAATGAAGATATATTAAATCTCTTACTAGAAGAAGATGCTCTATTAGAAGAGAGTTTTATAGATATTTTTATAGATAATTATTTAGAAGGCATAGAGAATACTCTTCAAGACGTTCTAAGCGATTTAGAGAACGATAACGAGTATATTGAATATTTAGTATATGATAAACCTGAAGAACTTATAGATAGCTACTATGAGCTTATAGATACATCTATAGATGTAGATACAATTACAATAGAATAACCAAAAGAGTAGGGATAACTCCCCTACTCTTTTTATTTTTTGATAAAAAATAGGGGGGAAATAAAATGGGATTAATAAAAATAGATGAATTAAAAAAATGTGAAACTACTAAAGAAGTAATAAATAAAATGTTTGATATGTGTTATACAACAACTGAACTTCTAGACAAAGACCCTAGTTGCGAGGAAAAACAAATGTACCCAGCTAAAGTGGAGGGTTTTAAAGGTAATAGACATAAAATGTTCGGTTATTACATGAAGCATAAAAAGATAGTTGAAGATAAAGAAACATGTTTTGATAGCTTCTTCAAAGCAGCAGAGAATGTATATTGTAAACTCTTTAATACAGAAATAGAAAAAAATGATATGGAAGAACACATACAGGAAGCTAGACTTGTAGCTCTTGAAATTTTATATAATTTTGTAGATGTCGATAGCACTGCTCTTCTAGACTTCAAGAGAGATACAGTAAATGAGTTTTGTAACTTACTTATAGACAAAGATAACAGTAATGTCTTATATACATATTTACTTAAAAGTATAAAATCTAAAGCTTATAGAAGTCTTTATAATAATAGTAATAATACTTCATCAAGCAGAGATTATTACACTGTTCCAGTGCAGAAAGACGGAGTTAGAAGTACACAACGAGTTAATGTAGATTATGTATTCTTAGATAAACTCAGTGCTTCAAAAGGTTCAGATGAAGCTTTAAATAAATATAGCATCTTAGATATATACAATGAGAAAGAAGGAAATAAGATAGATGTTGAAGGTTTGGTGTTTTCTTCAGGAGCGGATACTAGCTGCTTAAAATATATTATAGACAATAGAGATAAAATCTTTACTAAAAAGCAATTAGAAAAATTAGAGTTATTACTTAAATTCAATAAACTATTTGGAGATTCCAGCAACAGAAAAAGATATGAACGGGATTTTGTCAAGAAAGCATTTGAGAAATTAGTAAACGATAAGTATTGTTATATAGAAAATGAACAAATTAGAGTTAAAAATATAGATTTTTTAAATACTGTGGAAAGCATTATTAATGCTCCTACTTCACTAGAACAGTTTGATATTATAAAAAACACTCTAGTTAGCAAAAGTAATTTCACTAACACTCTATTTATAGACATCATCTATAGTCTAGATGAAGATGTAATAAGAGATTTAGTTTATTGCTTAACTGAAGAAGTTGACGAAAGATGGTTAGAAACAGATAATTTCAATATAATCATTCAAAAATTAATTTCTGAATATAACTATCAAATCAAAAATGCTAACATGATATATAATTACAATAATAAACAAAAGTTAAGCAAGGAAGATAGGGTAAGAAATTATATAGAAAAATATTGCTTCTTTGTTCAAGACCAAGAATTTGGTTTAGTCGCTAAAAGCTCCACATCTAATGGTAGGATACCAAATCTTCAAGAGATAACAGACTTTGTTAATAAAATTTATCAAGAGAATTTTGAAAAGAAACAAATCCGAACCTTTTTGAGAACTCTTGGCTACGATGTTGATATATATAAAAGAACAACAAGAAATAAAATTTTTTGTTATAAAATTTTTAGAATTTAAAACTAAACTTCACTACGTTCGTTACATCAGTCGTATCTACTCCTTCTTATAGTGTTGCTTGTCCTCCAGTGTTTGCAATGGTTGGGCAGCCAAAAAACGTTTTGTACGAGCAGGGGTTGTATAGAACGCCTAATCGCATTTTCTAAACCTTAGTGATTCCAATGTGTTCATAGTCTATTTTTATTAATAAAATATAAATTTTAATAATATTGGAGGTAAATTATATGTATAATTTTTTTAATCTATTGTTTGGTACAATCCTAATTGTATCTTTTTTAATTTTTATGTGCGGATTAAACTTTAAAAATTACTTGAAGAAAACTGGAGGAAAACTTAAAGAAAAATATATTTTTTTAGATAAAGTTTTTGTAGTTTCTAAGATAGTATTTTTCTGCTGCCTAATGCTAGGAGGATATTTTAATTTGGTAATTTAATATTTAATAACTTAAAAGGCATATAGGTTAATTTCTATATGCCTTTTTTTATTTTCCCTAAGAATATATATAAAATCTTCTTCCACCTTTAATTAATATTTCAATATGATTCATACTAGATTTACACATATTTCCTTTTGTATTATCTCTTAATTCTGATATAGTATATTGATTTTCTTCATAGATAACTATTTGTTTAAAAGTAAATCTATATATTCTAATTTCTTTATCGTCATCACTTCCCCTTTTCCATCCATTTACTTTCATAAAAAGCTCATCATTTTTTACATATGTGTCAATTACATTTCCGAAAAAATCTGACAATGATGATGTATACTCTTTATCATCACCTGCAATAACCCTAGGCATTTTTTCACTAAATCTCATTCCATGTTCAACTTTATCTGCAAATTGATTTAAATATTTAGACATATTCTTTAAATTTTCTATATTACACAACTCTATCACTCTTCCTTAAACTTATTCACCTAACATCTTATCAACACTATGTTTTGCCATTTCAGATAAAACTTTAACTGTTATATCCTTAAATTCATTCCATCCCCAATTAGCACTCTTTTTAGCCATTTCTTGGACTTTTTCCATACCACTTAATGTTTTCTCTATTCCTAACTTAGTTTCTACATAATCTATACCATCTCTAGTCATCATTATTCCATCTGTAAATGTAGCCATAATCTTATTTTTAGATTTTGAAAATTGTACACCTGTAATAAAACCTTCATTTAAAAGCTTATCTAAAGCTATTGCAAAAACCTCTCCGTCTATACCTAGTTCTTTAGATTTAATATTGGTTCGCATATCAGGTATGTCCTTCTGATATTCAGTATATATAGCTACTAATACTTTTTGTTTTGTATCTAGTTTCATAAAAACTGCCCTTTCTCTATTCTCTTTTTAAATTATATAATCATTAATATATTCTACAAATCTACCTAAAATCCTTCAAAATTTGCTTGTTGAATTAAAATATCTTCATGTGATATATTAACTTCGAGGTGATGAAATGAAAGGAAGTGTTAGAAAAAGGGAAAGCGGTAAATGGGAATACTACTTTGATATCGGATTTGTTGATGGAAAAAGAAGACGTAAAACAAAAGGTGGATTTAATACTAAAGCTGAGGCAAATAAAGCTTTACGAGAGGCTATATCATTATTTGAAAAAGGTATTGTTACATCCAATAAAACACCTTATTTCAGTGATTTTATTGAATACTACTTTGATAATTATATAGTTCTTAATACTAAATATAGTACACAATACTTATATAGAAAAATAATAGATGTTCATATAAAAAAGGATTTAGGTTTTTATAGAATTGATAAGCTTACATCACAGATATTGCAAGATTATCTTAATAAAAAGTTTAATGATGGATATAGTAAGAATTATATTATTTCAATTAAAAATTTACTTAATTCATCCTTAAGATATGCTACAAAAGTTAATAAATATATTCCATACAATCCAGTAAACGATGTATCTATTAGTAAATTAAAATTTGAAAATAAAACTAAACAAATTATATCTAGAGATGACTTTATAGTAATATCAAACTTCTTTAAAGATAGGGATTGTTACTATATTCCTCTAACTATAGGTTATTATACAGGCATGAGAATAGGTGAAATCTTAGCTCTAAAATGGAAAAATGTGGATTTAGAGAATCAGATAATTCATGTAAAACATACATTAATAACTAAGCCAAATGGAGATACCTTTTTATCTGACCCAAAAACTAAAAATTCTCTTAGAAGCATATATATAGGTGATACTTTAACTAATATATTGCAGTTTTATAAAATACGTCAATGTGAAGAATTTGGTGATAGAGAGTTTGTATGTTGCAATTGGGACGGTAAGAACATGAATAAAAAGCATACTGAATATATAGTTAACTCCATCAAGAAAAAGTTAGGTATTAAGTTTTCTTTTCACATGCTCAGACATCTTCATGCCACCCTACTATTAGAAGGTGGTGCAAATGTAAAGTCCGTAAGTACAAAATTAGGACACTCTAGTGTAAAAATCACAATGGATACCTATATACACAACACAATTAAAATGGAAAAAGAAACTGTTGCTTTATTTGAGCAATATACTGTATAA